TTTTGGAGAACGTAGGAAACTTGTTTTAGAAGATATAGCTATTATGACTGGTGGTCAAGTATTTTCTAAGGATAAAGGAATGAAACTTGACAAATTTAGTTGGGATTGGTTTGGTGAAGCTAGAAAAGTAACAGTAACAAAAGACCAAACTACTCTAGTAGATGGAAAAGGAACAATAGAGGTTATTGAATCTCGTGTTGAAGAACTACAGAAACAAATTGATAATTCCAATTCACCCTATGAAACTGAACAACTTCAAAACCGACTTGCAAAATTTGTAGGTGGAGTGGCAATTATCCATGTTGGTGGTCATACTGAAACAGAAATGTTAGAGAAAAAAGATAGAGTAGATGACGCTTTACATGCTACAAAAGCTGCTATACAAGAAGGCGTTGTTGCTGGAGGTGGTGTAGCTTTATTATATGCAAGAGAAGCAATTGATAGATCTAATACTGGTTCTGAAATAGTATACAGAGCATGTGGTAAAGCATTTGAACAAATATTAGTTAATGCTGGGTATGACAGAAATGAAGCTATATTTTTAGGTCAAACTGCTTTAGTTAATGTTGGTAAGTTTAATAGGTGGAAAGGTATTGATATTGAAACTGGAAAAGCTATAGATTTTAAGAAAAAGGGTATTATTGATCCAACAAAAGTTACTAGGTTAGCCTTAGAAAATGCAGCAAGTATTGCTGGTACGGTATTACTAACTGAATGTACTGTTACTGAAGATAAAAGTGAGGATGCTGATAAAATGAATACCTTACAAAACAATGCTTCTGCTGCAGGTATGGAAGGTTATATGTAAGAAATTTGGAGAACTAATAAAAATTATTTAAATTTACGTATATGAAAGATAAACCAAAAACTGAAGTTATAGAGCAAAATATATTAATTGCTAGAAGAGTCCCACCAGGTGATAAGTGGAGATTAATTGCTAATGAACCTAATGGACCTATTCATAAATCACTTACAGATACATTGGAATCATATATGACTAAAACAGGATTTAGGGGGGAATATAGATTAGCCCCCCTAAAAAGTGAATTATTTGCTATTTCTGCTGAAGAAAAGGAAGTACAAGCTGAACAAGAACAAAAGTTTTCAATCTACGGTGAGTATTAAAATGAGAGAACATACATTATTAAACGAGATATATAGACCTAAGAATTTATCCACATATGTTGGAAATAAATCTCTTAAAGAAAGTATAGCTAAACAGTTATTAAATAATGATATTCAAAATTACTTATTTTATGGACCCGCAGGAACTGGAAAAACCACACTCGCTAAAATTATAGTAAATAGCCTTGATTGTGATCATCTTTATATTAATGCAAGTGATGAACGAGGTATTGAAACAATTAGAGAGAAAGTATCAGGTTTCGCTAGTGTGATGTCTTTTAAGCCTATTAAGGTTATTATTTTAGATGAGGCTGATTTCTTAACAATACAAGCCCAAGCATCATTAAGGAATATAATAGAAACATTTTCACGAACTACTCGTTTTATTTTAACTTGTAATTTTGTAGAACGTATTATAGATCCTTTACAGTCAAGGTGCCAAACATTTAAAATAGTACCACCAACTAAAAAAGAAATTGCAGTACATTTAGCTAGTATATGTGATAAGGAGAGCATAAGTTTTGAACCATCTGCCATTGGTAAAGTTGTAAATAAGTTCTTTCCGGACTTAAGAAAAATGCTCAATACTATCCAGGCAAGTAATGTTAAGAGTCAATTAGTAATTGATGATTCATTACTTGTTTCTACTAGCTATTTGTCTGCTATTTTAGATGAACTTAAAAAAAATAAACCTAATATAATTCAAATCCGCAAAATAATAGCGGATTCAAATATTGATGATTTTGAGGAGGTATTTAGGTTTTTATTTGATACTGCTGAACAATACCTTTCTAATAAGCAAGGTACAGTAGCAATACTAATTAATGAACATCAATATAAATCAAATTTTAGAATAGATAAAGAGATTAATATTATCTCACTTTTACAACAAATTATAAACATTAAATAAAAATGAAACAACCTGAACAAGATCCACAACTTAATATAGATTTAAAATCTACCACAGGTTTTAAGAATTCTGAAGGTAATAGTATATTCCAATCTGGGGTAATATTAAGAAGAATTTCAAAATTTGTAGCGGGTACTGACAATGATGCTATAATGCCAATTCCAGTATTTTTTGATCCTACAAACAACAAAATAGTAGGAGAAGGAATACCAGTAGAACTTAGAGAAGAACTTAAGGACGAATTGTTATGATAAAAACAACATTCGATTGGATTCGGCACATTAACGTGTTAAAAACACCAATCGATGAGTTTAGTGACAAAGATTGGGACGTGTTTAATTCATACGTAATTCACCGTGTATTAAGCATGAACCCCGATTATTTGGAACTAGTAAATGAGGCACAAATGGTAATGCCTCAAAATAAAAAGGAAATATACTCAATTTATAGAGAATTTATTCCTAAAAATAATAAATGGAATAAGTATATTAAATCTACTAATAAATTGCGAAATAAGGATTTAATTAACTATTTAAAAGATTATTGGGAATGCTCCAAAAAGGAAACAGAGGAATATTTAGAACTTTTGGAAAGTAAAGAAATTGTTAGTATATTAACCAGTATGGGATTTAATAAAAAGGAAACAAAACAATTACTAAAATGAAAAGAGAATTACTTAATATGTTAAAAACATCTGCAGAGGCAGACAAATCAAAATCATTACTTACCTTAAATTTACTATCAGAACACCCCGCAGGAATTGGTGATCATTCTACAGAAGATTTTTATAAAAATGCTGAGGAGGCTTTAATGATGTTAGTGGATGCTGATGATAGATTAAAAGCATTAAAGAAATATTTTACTGGAAGGGAAATATTATGAGTGATATCTTAACAAAGTATCATAGTAAAGGTGATAAAAATAAAATTGAAGATATAGAACCTTCCTTAACTGTTCAAGAATTTGAAACAGAATATAGGGAACTAGCTAATGAGTTTAAAGCTATTATGGGTGAAATGTATGAAATGTTTGCCGCAAAGCATATGGATTATGGACTTAATAATATAACATTAGGGGGAGATATACTTAATAGTAAAGAAGATAAAAAATTCTCATTAACAGGATTGGCTATTAGATTAACAGATAAAATATCTCGTTTAAAGAATTTATTAATTAATGGTAAAAACTTTGTAAAAGGTGAGGGCATGGAAGATACATTTATAGATATAGCCAATTATGGCATCATAGGTCTTCTTGTTGGTCGCAACAAGTGGAAAAAATAACACATTGTGGCTAAAAAAACACCAGTAATAGTAAAGGAAATTCAATCAAACCCCCCACAAGCTATTAACTTTGCTTACCAAAAGAATATTTCATATTCCCAAATGAGTATTTTTAGAGGTTGTCCCCATCGTTGGAAACTCCAATATAAGGATAAAATCAAACCCTTTTCATCTAGTATTCATACTGTCTTTGGGACTGCGATACATGAAACTGTGCAGGAATATTTAAATGTGATGTATAACCAAGCAGGAACGATTGCGGATAAAATGAATTTGGAAGATGATTTTCAAACCAATTTTATAAACGAATACCAAAAACAATATAAAGTAAATAATAATCAGCATTTTTCAACTCCTGTAGAAATGCGGGAATTTTTTGAAGATGGGGTAGGTATTTTAAATTGGTTTCGAAAGAAAAAAAGTGCATATTTTTCTAAACGTGGGTGGTGGTTAGTAGGATGTGAAATACCTATTACAGTGGCACCAAATAAGATGTATAATAACGTATTATACCTAGGGTATCTTGATGTTGTAATGTACCACGAACCAACTAATACATTCAAAATAATTGATATAAAAACTAGTACTAAGGGGTGGAGAGAACAAGATAAAAATAACGAGGATAAACAATTCCAATTATTATTATACAAACAGTTTTTTTCTGAGCAATATGGTATACCAATAGATAATATTGAAATTGAATTTTTTATATTAAAGCGAAAGGTATTAGATGTTAATGATGAAAAGTTAATGTCACCCTACCAAGCACATAGAGTACAAAGATTTACCCCCCCTAGTGGTAAAATAAAAATAGGTAGAGCAAAAAATGCTGTTAACAGTTTTATACAAGAATGTTTTAGCACCTCAGGTACTATAAAAGAGGTAGAATATCCTAAACAACCCTCAAAGTGGAATTGTAATTTTTGCCCCTTTAAAATAAATCAAAAATTGTGTGGAGAAGGAATTGCTTTTTAGTATATTGGTATATATAATAAAATTGTATATATGTATTGGTATAACATATACAATAATATAAATAATAAATTATGAGCGATAATAAAATGATTTTAACAAGTGTTAAAGTCCATTCCCAATTATTTGAGGCATTCAAGATAGAATGTGTTAAAAGAAAATTTAGTTTTCAAAAACTTGCTGATAGAGCAATATATTTGTACCTTACTGATGAAAGCTTCAGAAGACAAATTACTAATCAAAATACTATTGAACTATAAATAAAAAATAAATGAATAAAAGTTTTGAACATCTTCCTAAAGGTGAAAGAAAAAAAATTTTACTTATATGTGATGATATTAGAGTCCATAGTGGTATAGCTACTGTTGCCAAAGAAATTGTTATACATACTGCTCACCATTTTAATTGGGTTAACATTGCAGGAGCAATAAATCACCCAGATAAAGGAAAAAAACTAGATCTTAGTGATGCTACTAACAAAGAATCAGGATTAAGTGATTCCTCAGTATTACTATATGGTGTGGATGGTTATGGTACTTCTCAGGATATCCAAAACATATTGTCTCAAGAAAGACCGGATGCCATGATGTTAATTACTGATCCAAGGTATTTTCAACATATATTTAATATGGAGGATGCTATTAGAAAAAAAATACCTATATTTTATCTTAATATTTGGGATGATTACCCCGCACCTAGATATAACCAGTCATATTATGAATCATGTGATTTATTAATGGGTATTTCTAAACAAACTTTTAATATTAATAAATTAGTGTTAGAAGATGTAGATACTTCTAAAAAGGTATTTAAGTATGTACCTCATGGATTAAACCACGAACATTATTTTCCAATAGCTAAAGACCATGAATCCTATAATGGTCTTTTAGAATATCGAAATAGCAATTTATTTAAAAATAAAGATGTAAATTTTGTAGTGTTTTTTAATTCTAGAAATATTAGACGAAAGCAAATACCTGATACCATGTTAGCCTTTAGAGGTTTTTTAGATTCTTTACCCTATGATGAAGCACTAAAATGTAGATTCATTTTACATACAGAAATATCTTCGGACCATGGTACTGATTTAAGTAAAGTATCGGAGTATATTTTTGGTGAAAAATATGAAAGTTGTATAGTATTTTCCGTTTCTAAATTAGATAGAACCCATTTAAATTATCTATATAACATAGCAGATGTTCAAATATTATTATCTTCAAATGAGGGATGGGGATTAACATTAACTGAAGCTATGCTAACAGGTACCCCTATAATAGCTAATACTACAGGGGGAATGCAAGATCAAATGAGATTTGAAGATAGTGAGGGAAAATGGTTTGAACCTACAGCAGATATTCCTTCAAATCACCGAGGTACTTTTAAAAAACATGGAAAATGGGCATTCCCCGTTTACCCAACTTCCAGATCTATTCAAGGTTCTCCACCTACACCTTACATCTATGATGATAGGTGTACTTGGGAGGATGCATGTGACAGATTAAAAGAAGTATATGCTATATCCCCCGAAGAAAGATCAATAAGAGGATTAGAGGGAAGAAAATGGGCATTAGGAGATGAAGCAGGGTTTACTGCTAAACATCAAGCACAAAGAGTAATGGAGGGAGTTGATGAATTATTTGAAGTATGGGAACCTCGAGAAGAATATGAAATAGTAAATGCCACTGAATATAAGGGTAAATTTTTAAACCATAAAATTATATATTAATGAGTAAACCAGTTTTTATGATATCCGCGCCTTTCGATACGTACAGTGGTTACGGCGCACGTTCACGTGATTTAATTAAGTCTATTATTGAATTGCACAAATATGACGTAAAGTTATTACCTCAAAGGTGGGGTGAAACACCAATTAATTTTTGTATAGAACATGATGAGTGGAAGTTTTTATTTTCTCATATGGTTCAATCAGTAGACATTCAACCTGATATTTGGATGCAAGTTACAATTCCAAGTGAATTTAAACCTATAGGTAAATATAATATTGGATGTACTGCTGGGATTGAAAGTACAGGGTGTGACCCTACTTGGATAGAAGGATTAAATAGGATGGATATAAACCTAGTTTCTTCTAATCATAGTAAAAAAATATTTTCAGAAGCTAAATTTGAACAAAAGAATAAACAAACTAATCAGGTAGTAGGGGTCTTAAAATTAGATAAACCTATAGAAGTAGTATTTGAGGGAGTTGATATAGAAGTATATAAACACCTTGAAAGTAAAGATATTACTTTAGATTTAAAGAAAATTAAAGAATCTTTTTGTTTTTTATTTGTAGGACATTGGATGAATGGAGCAATGGGGCATGATAGAAAAAATGTGGGGTTAATGGTTAAATACTTCTTTGAAGCTTTTAAGGATAAAAAATCCCCCCCTGCTTTAATATTGAAAGCTTCTACAGGAAGAAATAGTTACATGAGTCGAGAAACTTTATTAGATAGGGTTTTATCTATTAAAAAAACTTTTGGTAAATCAAAACTTCCTAATATTTACATATTAAATGG